TGATCATGTGCGTCTTGACGTAGTTGATGATCTGGTTTGAGAACGCTCTCGTAGAAGATATAGAATGCATCTTTACGTTTCTCGTGTTTCGTGGTGCTAGTCCAATCCATGTGATGCAAGCGTTATAGGGGACATTGTAGCATGATTACTCAATTTGATCAACCGATTCGATGTCGCAAACAGGAACTTCATGTTCGCCACCAATGATGTACCAGTGCATTAAATGTCCATGATACTCTGGATGAGCAGCATACTCTGTAGTATACTCACGTTCACCACAATATAGCAATTCAGATTCATGGATGTTATTATCTCGTAACATTGCTTGAAGTTGCATGTGTTGCAACTCCACCTTATCAGGGACTTTCATGTGGTTTGATGGACGCTCTGCTACCATAGCATGGTGTCAACCCACTGTCAAGTCCTCGAACTGTTCCACTTTGTGAACATACACAAAGGTTTCTTTATGGGATCCATCAGGGTTTACAATAAACTCAATGTCAAACCATGAGTTATGTGTGCAAATAGAAGTAATATAATCTGCTTCTTCATCTGTTAGAATATCAAGTTTATCTTTCTTTAACACATTGAGATACATTTGTGCTTTTTCATTTCTTCTTTCAACTGCAAAAACAAACTTATCCTGCTTATCAAATGTTTTGGTAACATTAAAAAATAATTTGTATGATAACTCATCTGTATCCAATTTAAACTTCAATACTCCATAACCATATTTTGTCACATACTTCGGAAATGCATTAATTTTCTTAAGGAAGTTTTGATCTGCATAACTATCAAAACTATAGTCATCATCATATACTGTACAACCATTGTACGTACCATCTGGTTTATATAACATACCAAGTAAGAAAGTCTTATTACTTAAGGTAACATTAGTATGTCTCTCAAATTTGGATCTTAGATCCATAAAACCTTCACAATCGATTGCTCGCGAGAATTTATTCCACACTGGAAGTAAAACAGGATATCTAATACCATGCTTCGCAAGAATTTCAATGATATCTCCATCATTATGCTCAATAAACAAATGTTTATTAAATTCATATTCAGGATCAGTCGCATGACCAAAGACATAATTAAAATACTTATTTAATTTAAGTTTAAGATCAATATCTAAATCAGGAAGATATGCAGGATCCATCAGAGATGTAAATCTCCTAGGCATTGTTTCTATAGTAGAAACTTTCTCTCTTGTAGTAAGACTGTATTTGTCAACAACAGTATATCTTTCGGAAAACATTATTCGTTAGTTAAAATAGTTTGACCTTCAACATTACACAGAGAATAGAAGATATAATTTTCTGGCGTTGTTGTTTCTGCTTGACTTGCTGGAAAACTTGCTTCTAAGAATTCGATAGTCATTTGCATATCATCAACTTCCATAAAAACATATTCCGATTGCTTCAATGCTGTCCACATATCCAGAGGCAGAATCGATTTATAAGTTTCATATGAAGCATTGATAGCATCAACATCAGTGCTATTATTCCACCCATAGGATCTCAGCATAACAACTGGTTTGCCTTTCATAAGAGCATAGTTCTCGATGAAGTTATCAAAATAATATACGTCGTAAGATGTGTTCATTTTAGTACGAGTTTCCAAGCAATTGTTTTACGCAGACCTAGAAATAATCTAGATGTTCCTTCTGCTCTATGAGGAATATTTCCTGAGAATAGGATTGCTGAGTTAGGAACAAACTCAGAGTAATGATATGTATCACCTGTTTTAAATACTGTCTTACCTTCCCACTCTTGATCCCAACTATCGTTAGCATAAAGAAGAAATGTTCTGCCTTGATCATTGTGCCAATCCTGGTGAAAATTACCAGAAGTGCCAAATGTATGACCATTACAGTAAACAGCAGTTAGTTCATACTTTTGATTAGTCTTTTCCTCAATGATATTTAGAAGATATTCAGTGAAGAAGAAGTCATCACCTAGATGCATCATCCAGAATGGTATCTTTCTCTCTGGATGTCCTGATGGATATGATCCATGACCATACTCCCATTTTGGTTGATTTAATTTTTCAAGTATCAATGCAAAATCTCTACGTGAGAAGAAATTATCATATCTTACAACATCATTCATTTTTGCAACCAGCATAAAAATACATCTCTACGTCCTGAAATAACTCTATTCACTCTATGAATATAATTACCAGGATATATTACTGCTTTACCCCTCTGTAACTTAACATGCGTAGTATCATCAATAACTAATTCTCCCCCTTTATACCCATCATTAAGAAAACATGTCATACTATAATCCGATTTAACACCACCACACATAGCAGCATCATAGTGGTCTCCATACATCCCACCAATACTGTACTTAGTAAAATATATCTGAGATATTGCTGATATCTTAACAGGAAGATCTACTTGTGATATTATATCACGACAATAATTATTTAAATCAACATGTCCTGGTCCATCAAATACAGTTTGACACCGTTTATCTTCTCTGGGATTGCTAATTCTTCCGTCTTTAAATGTTAAGTGATTAAAATATAGATTAATGTATTCAAGTTGTTCATCATTTAATAAATCAGTTTCGTATATCATCCTTCCAATTCAGAATCATTAACATAATATCGATCCCAATCTTCAGGAATCTTATCTGGAACACCAAGAAGTTCCATCATTTTTTTCATATTATCGTTAATTTTTCTATTTACCAATTTGTGTTTACCTGCAAGTAAATACATTTGATCTTCTCTGCTCTTCATAAAATCAGATGATGCTTCAGAATCATGCTTAACCCATTGGTTAGCATCATTTACATCCATAAATGCAGGTGCATCAGTTACACCATCTTCCAACTTGCCATTTGGATATATTTTTAAGTAATAATTTGGATCTCTAGGCCACTTCAATTCATAGGTATATTTAAAGTATGCTAAACCAGATCCACCAAATCTTTCATCATTTGGTTTTACCATACTTTCTTTGCGAACCCATCTTCTCCAAGCAATCCACCTATCTCTTTCGCCTTCATATTCTTCTTCGATATCAGGAAGAACTCTCCAATCAGACAAGTTTAACATTTCAGTTTTTTGTCTTTTAATCTTGTACCACCTCTGCTCATAGAAAACAACTTCTTTGTCAACATCTCCAATAACTTTTTCAACTTCAAGATTTCGGATTTCAACACCAACCTCAAAAAACGTTATACATAGATCACAAAATTCTTGTGCCTGCGCTGAAGTAGCACCAGTGAAAGAATATGTTTTGTAATATGAAGTTTCTGTTTTAAAGTCGTATTGACGTTTCTGTCTTTGACAGAAATAAGTTCCATCATCAAAATACTGAAAGAAATCAATTCTGTCGTTGTCATTGTGCCAGAAATCATCAACAGATTCTGTTAAAAATTTCTCTAATAAATCAGCATCTAACGCTGTTTTTTTACTATTACGATTACGATAATCGGTAGCAACAACGTCAATTTCGACATTAGGAGTTACAAATTTGTTGATAAAATCAACTTCGATAACAATCTTTCTTAGTTCCATGGGTTGTTAAGTGCTCTTGATGTACCATCCTGTTATAATGTATTTATCTTCAGTCAACACAGTATTGCCTTTATGTGAATGTGTAAACCCAGATGGCCAAATAACGACAGTTCCTGCAGTAGGTTTGATTCTTCTTCTCTGATACAAAAATTCAGTTTCTGCTTCACCATCAGGCATATCATTAAGATAAATCATCCATACTAATTCTCTTGGAGCATGTGCTAAGTCAGCATTTTCATGATGCCACAAATGATATCCACCTCCTGGAGGTGTTTTTTGAAACTTAATGTCAGTAGATACTAATCCAGTATGCTTTAGTGATTGATACTTATGAATATAATGTTTCACACAACTCTTCAATACAGAATTTGTCTTAGTAGATAAATCTCTATTAGAAAAATTCAACAAAAATGCATAATCTTTCCTATTTAAATCTCCACCATATTGCTGTGAAGAATTGAATGCTATCTCTGCATTTGGACTGTACTCTGTTGTTGCTGATGGGACTTCAATACAAGCAGTATCATAGACTGAATTTGCATATTCGATCAATTCTTCACACAATGGTCGTGGCATAAAATTTGGCCAGACACCAATAAAATCATCAAAGTCAGATTTGGTAATTCTATTGTCGAGCATTAATTCAAGAGGTCTATAATCTGGAACACTCGATTTTTGATTCATAATTAATACGCCTTGATGATATATTTAGTCTTGTGAAATGGGTTGATAATTGGGACTTGTCTCTGTGGTTGCATCTCAACATCAGGAGTTGGTCTCTTAAAACTACTAGAATATGTAAACGTCCCGTTTGTTAGATCACTAAAGACCTGACCCTGAGTGAACACTACCTGAAGTTTATCGGCAGCACCACCAGATCCATTAGCAGCAACTGCAGCTACCTCAATTATTCTATTAGCACCAATAGCATTCCAGAATGTAGTAGAAAGTTCATCTCCCACAGTATAACCAGAACCAGCACTTAGAATCTGATCAACACGTATTCTAGTATCGTTTGCAGAACCACCTCCAGGAGAAGGCCATGCTTGATACGTAATTCTCATACGCATACCACTTCCAGAACCACCAACCATATCTTCATCTCTGGTTTCTTCATCAGTTGGATTATTCCACGTAGTCTCACCAGCTTGTCTATAAGACCACTCACCAACACCTGCTGAGAAGAATTGTCCACCACCGTCGCCGCTGACGCCGCCACCAGATGGAGATTTTCCACCGGCAACAACGTATCTATTAGACCACCATAGATTAAAGGTTAATAATGCCCCATCAACACCACCACCTAGACCAGATCCATATGGTGTCTGGTTGCTACCTTCACCATCAAAATTACCACCAGTAAAATCAGCATTTGGATTACCAACGGCATTTTCTGTAATTAAATGTGTATGAGTACGTGTTTGTGTTCCAGGAGCAGTATTTAAATACTGGTCGATCGCAAAAGTAGATGGTTGTGTATCAAATACACCACTCCAATATCTATTAGTATCACCATTAGGAGCAGTAGGGTTGGTTGTACGCCCACTACTGGGTCCACGATATTGAAGATTTGCAGATGCTAAAGCACTAAAAGGAGAGATCCACCATGTTTGAAATTGGATTGAATACTCAAGGTCATCACTCTCAGGACCAAATGCCGTCGAAGATCCATCAATAGTAGAGTTATATGGAAAATTAGTAGGGAATTGTTCAACCCAATCATCAAAATCAAAATCAGAACCATAATATCTTGTCAATTCTAACTGAAAATTAGCACCAAGAGTACTGCCAAAAAAGTTTTTCCATGCATCTCGAATTGCCTCTGTATTTTCCGCTGAACTTGCGTTTTCAGGTGCTCTAGCATCAAATTCATCTGGGTTTGGTGAACCATATCGTGAACCTGCCATCATAGATCTACCTAATGGTTGATTCCATGGAATACTAGCTTCGCCCTCATTACCTTCTGTAACTGCAGAAATATAGGCATGATTATGTGTAGGAGCGGCAACAGTAATAGAAGACAGACCTCCAACTTGTGCTGTAACAAAACTATTAGGATTAATTTCAAAGATAACTTGATCAGTAAGTGTTTCCAATCCAGTTAGTCTAACTGTTCCAAGAGAGAAAAAATCACTATCTAAACTTCCTACAGCACCAGGAGGTCCTTGAACTTGATCCAAAGGATTTGATCCACGAGCACCAACCCTATTAAAATACCAATATCCACCTTCAGCACCAGGATCATTGATACCTTTTGAAGATCCTAGAGTAATTGGCACAAATGCCGAATTACCTCTGGTACTATCTACAATACCAATGCCACACAATTTTCTGTTTCTATAATCAGGAACGTTAAATTCATTAGTAGTCTCACCATACTCCCCAGCAAGAATAGTATACAATTCAAAGTAATCATTCTTATCTAATGAACGACCATCACATGGAACAAATCCAGGATATCTATCATTATTTCCACCATCTAAATCTCCATAAGTACCAACACCTTCTTTAAGAACAGGAAGAACTGTTCCAATTGGATACCCATCGAATTTTTTAGATTTTCTACTGTACCAAATAGCAGCATCAGTAGATGGGGGTGGAACTGTAGCATATGTTGTAACTTGCCAAACAAATTGATTTGGACTTCCTGTACCAAGTCTAATTGTTGTGGTTTCTGGTGTATTAAGTTGTAATGCTGCTTGTACTACAATATAAAACGAAGAATTTACAAGAGGATCAAATGTTCTTGGACCTGCTACAGGAGAATCAAAATCAATAGAAATCAATGCAGGATATCCAGCAATACTTTCAATTGTGATTGGTCTATTAATGCCAGTAACAGTAACTGGAGCACTAGAAACAAAAGACTCAGGAATTTGATTATTTCTGTTTGCTGGTGGACTCCAATCAGCATCAGTATCTGGTCCAAGACTAGTTCTTACCTGCCAGGGGGGAATCTGACGATCACCAACCTTAATTTGCATGGTTAAGGGAGTATTAAACGAAGGTGATGATTGTAGATAAAGAGTTAATTTATCACCATTTCCTGCTGTTGTGGGGAATACTCCAACAGAATCATTATTTTTCTTAATACGAACTTTGGTAGAATTAGTAGAAACTAATACTACTGGAACCTGAATACCATCTGTCAATCCCTGAATTCCAAGAGCGGATGCAGGTTGTTCGTCTGATGCCACAAGTGTATCTTCAATTGCATCATCTACATTAGTAAATGAGAATGAGTTGGGATTAGTTGAAGGATTTGAACCCGTTTCTACACTCCAAGTATCTCCATTGAGAGCATCTCCAATCGAAAGATTAGTTGTAACTGGAAATAAAGCATTATTTGAACTCAAAATTCTTAACTGTAAGTAATCACCATTATTCACAGTTCCATCATTACCGGTAAAAGTTGCTCCAGAAAGAACTTGAAATCCATCTGCGTTTGTTGAAGTATTACTTGTCGATGAAATTGCCCATTCACCATTGCCACTGGTATTAATACTAGCAGAAGAAATTAATCCCTGTAATCTAATGACCTCACTATAACAATATGTGTTTGTCGGTTGGTCTTCTAAATCTGTAAAATCTGGAAATGGTTCCGGTTCATTTGTTGGTTGTGATAGAGTTAAGATATCCCATCTTGCACTAGATGTACCAATAACAAGTGTCAATCTTGAAAACTGTGTCGTAAACTCAGAAGATTTTAACCTAACTCGAATTCTTGCACCATTTGTTACAGTTATAGCTCCACCACTTTGAATCCACCCCGTATCAAAACTTCCATTGCCATTATAATCAACACGCATCGCATAATTACCGATGCCTCCACCAAGATTAGATCCAAGTACTACAGCTGCTTGAGTGTCGGGTGTTAATCCACTTAAAGAAGTAGATGGTGTGCCATCCGGTGGACGAAATACTATATCCGTAGTATACATCGTATCAAGATCTGCATCAATGATATCATTAAACGGAAATGGATCGGGAGTAAAATCTTCCGGAATGGTCGTAATCAACCAAAACTGCGTTAAATCACCAATAGTAATAGTTACAGTATTGGTGGTGTTCCACTGATTAGGTGCAATAAACCTAAACTGTACGTAATCACCTTCTGATACGTAAAGTGGTTGATCGTTAGGTGCAAACGAATATGTCATTCCTTTTAGTTATGATCCCAGTTCTATTATTTATTGACCCTAGATTTGTCTAACGTCCTCCCAATCATCATTCTTGTTAATATCAACCTTAATTGGGTAATCTGCCTTAATTTCTACAGGAATGTCAATATCATTAATCTGATACATCTCGGATAAAATTTCTGTTTCTGGCGTATAGACAGGATCTTGATCTTTTAACTTATCATCAGTTTCATCGACAATAAAATTATCTGGTGTTTGATCTATATTGACTATTGTTCTCGCAGTGTCTTCAGCAGTTCCACCAGTTCCTGCAGCTACTATAACAAAATCAATTTGATATGGTCCAAAATTATTCCAAGGAACTGTAATTGGAACACCTGTACCATTTGCTCTAGTATCACTAACAGTTCCACTAGCACCACCATTAATTTCTGCACTAGTTGCAGCAGTTCTATTGATTGTTGTTCCTGTTACAACAGTTCCATTCAGATATGTATATGTTGGAGTTATCTGAATACTAGTATTTGCATATTGTGATTCATATTCAATAGTAAAGTTAACACTATAATCTATGACTCCCGGAGCAGTAATGCCAGCAGTTGGGTTTTGGTATACAGTGATCTCAATACAAGTTTCTGGAGAGACGCCACCAGGTCCACTAGCAACAGCGCAATATGTTGTGGTGTCATTAGGACACACAACAGCAGAACTATTAGCATTTGTATTTGAAATGCCCCCTTGTGTCCATGAAACACTGTTTCCATCACCACTTATGCTCCAAGAAAGAGTTGTACAATTGCCATTAATAATTGATGCTCCTTGACTAGATGTAATAGAAATAGTAGGAGGAATTAATACAGAAATAGTAATTTGTCTCGTGGTTGTTCCAGCGGGACCGTTTGCATTTAAAATATATGTTGTATCTGATGTAGGATTAACTACTGCAGAATCTACAAAATCATTAAAAGAAGGTGTAATATTCAATACTCCCGGTGTAATAGATAAAGTGTTGACATCACCAAATACAATCCAACTCAATGTGACAGAAGATCCTGAAATAACTTCAATATTTGAGGTATTTCCATCAGCATCTACTGCTGTAAAGTTAGCACTCGGGGGAAGATATACAATATGACCCTCAATATATCTCTCACCAGCAGCACTAAGACTCAATACAATTTCAATACCAGCAGTAGCACAACGTGCTAAGAAATAATCATATGATGCTCGAACTGTGGAGAGTCTCATTGAACCAGAAATATCAATCCAGATAGAAACAATCGTTCCATATGGCAGAGAACCAAAATTACAGATACTAAACCAATCAGATCTACTACCAACATTTCCTTCATCACGATTGACACGAATTGGTCCAAATGCATTTGGATCACCTGGGAAGTTAGTAGGTACGTCAATACCACTCTGTCCCGAACCTTGTGGATCCAAAAGATAAAATGTTCTATATGGAAATGCTGTTCTGAATCCTCTACGATTATTTACAGCGCCACCAATAACTGGCGGGTTCTGCTGCCACACATTATTTAAATCGCCTTGATTATTATAATAACTATTATTTGTTTCATCAATAACAGAAAGACATGTAATAAGTTTTGCTGCTTCGACCGCTGATAGGTTAGATTTTGCAATTAGAGGTGCTTCAGTTTGTAAAGACCTTGGTTTGATATAATACACTCCTGGTTTTGTTGGCATTGAATTGCCACCTACAGAATTTCCCTGAACTGCTGGTGCTGTACCAATTTGTCTTAGTTTAGTCCATTGTTGATTTGCATTTAAATCAACTAGTATAGGAAGATTTGATTTAACTTCTACCTGAATTTCAATATCATCAACATAATACATATCAGATAATACTTCTGTTTCTGGTGTATAGACAGGATCTTGATCTTTAAATAGATCACTAGTCTCATCAATGTCCATATTATCTGGTGTTTTGTCAATATTAATTAAAACTGTAAACTCTTCGCTCGTTGATCCACCATTACCAGTAGCAGTAATAACATAAGTTACACTAAGTGGTCCTCTATCATTATAAACAATATTTGTATTATAAACTCCACCATAAGAAGAATTTGATCCAAATTCAGCAGAAGATGCTACATTTAAATTTGTAATAGGATCAGTGGTATTAGCAACAAAATCATAATTGTAAGTAGCAGACAATGTTACTGATGTATTTGCATAATCTCCTTCATATTCAATTGTTGCTTGCTGACCGTAATCAATTACCGCAGGATAATCTACAATTAAAGTTGGAGGGTAGTATACAATTAATTCTATAGATGTTTGTGGAGAAACACCACCAAGACCAGTAACATATCCAGTATAAGTTGTAGTAACAGATGGACTAAGAGATACATTACTGTTTAAATTTGTATTCGTGATACCACCAGCAACCCAATATAAAGCATCACCATCTCCAGTGACACTCCAAGAAAGATTTGTACTTCCATTAAGAATAATAGATGGACTACTTAAAACGAGAATAAGTTCGGGTGGGATGTAGACTACAATAGATACCGTATCAGTATCGGTCAAACCACCATAACCAACAACAGTTAATGTATATGTTGTGTCATCACTAGGGAAAACATCGACAAAACTATCGGGAACAGTAACTGCATTAACACCATTATTAATACTACCAGTAAGAGAATTTGTAGATGTCCATGTTAATCTTGTGCTTTGCCCTGCAATAATAGGTGCGGGACTAATAGTAAAACTATCAATAGTTGGCGCACCTATATTCCATCTTACTCTAGCAGATCCATTACCAAAATTTTGTGATCCAGAGTTGTAATTAAAACTACAATAACTATTATCATAAGCAGATTGTCCACCACGACCACCAGCACCTCCTCTATTATTGTCAAGTCCAAAATTTCCTCCAGCGCCACCAGTAGCTCCACCTCCGCCGCCACCGCCGCCTCCGCCGTCAGTAGGGCACGCAGAACCGTTATTACCATTACTAATACTGTTTACATTTCCAGTGTTCATTCCTGTTCCCGTAGTGCCACCGGTAGCACTAACATTCCATGAAGCACCGCCACCGCCACCGCCGCCACCTACAATAGCAACCCAACCATTTTTAACGGAGTCGTAAATGCCGCTGGCACCTCCACCACCTCCACCACCACCGGAGCATCCAGAAGGACCAGAAGTGCCACCGTTTCCTCCACGAGCTACATTAGAACTTCCTCCTGTTCCGGCTCCACTACCAGCAACACATCCAAATCCAGCTGATCCTTGATTGCCCAATCTTAAAGTAAATGTCCTCGCAACATAATCAGCAAAATAGAATGTCGCCCTTCTTCCACCGCCACCAGGACCAGAAGCACCACCAGCATCAGTACCTCCATTTGTACCACTTGCAGCTGAGATATCTACACTAACATTAATGGCATAAGAAGGAATATTAACAGTAGTATCGTTAGAAAATGATTGATCATAATCAGTTATGCTAGTGTCTATCTGTATAACATTTATTGAAACACATTTAGCATCACTAACTCCACCAGGTCCAGAAGCATAAACACAATATTGCTGTGAGTTTGTAGGAGCAACCGATGCAGATCCGTTAATAACTCCACTTCCAGTTGTAGGAGCAGGTGTGCCAGAAACCCAAACTATATTATTTGCACTTCCAGTTGTAGTCCAGTTTAAATTAACAGTTTGTCCTGCTGATATTGTTGATGTACTTGAGGTTAATGTAATTACTGGTCTAGTATTAACCGTAATAGTTACACTTGCTGTACGTGTTCCAGTAGCAGTTGTTGCTAAAAATGTATAAGTTGTTGTAGATGTGGGACTTACTGTTACGCTGCCAGATGTGCCAGGATTAGTAACACCAGTCATTGTAGTATTACTAATAGTAGTATTTGCAGTAGCAGACCACGTAAGTATTACAGATTCAGGAACTCCACCAGAAATAATTGTATTATCAGCATCATCCGAAGTAAGAGTTACTACTGGAAAATCATCTTCGACTGTAATTGTTACACTTGCGGTAGATGTCCCATTGGCATTAGTTGCTGTATACGTATAAGTTGTTGTGGTTGTAGGGGCAGGAAAATATACGCCACTATTTCCCACACTAGGAAGAGGATTACTTACATTTCCATTGGCATTAGCAGTAAAGGTATTAGCAGTGATAGCATCGCCATTAGTAGGGATAGAAGCAGAGTATGTAAGCCTCAGACTTTGACCTTTATAAATGCTAGTAATATTATTTGGTGGAGTGCTATAATCAGTTGCAGTTAGACTTACTGTTGGTGGTGCAGGAGGTACATATCCAGTCCAATCCATTGCAACACCATATGGTCCACCATTATTAACATGTTCAATCCGTATAGTATGTTCACCAGCAGTAATTGTGTATGGTGTAGTTAAAGAAGTGTTAGTATTATAAGTGTTGAGTGAAAATTGAAGTACGTTATCAATGTATACATCAGCAGCATCATCTACAGCTGTATTAAATACTTGTTTTCCAGTATTATTAAAATTAATTTTCCATTCAATTGATCTAATAACAGTACTACCTTCAGGTTCATTACCACCTACGTTAGTATTAGTTAAAAAAGTAGTCCATAAGTTATTTGGATCAGACCCCTGACTTCCTACAATATTATCAAGTTGGGGAGATCTAGTGGTCCAATTACTATCTGATGTAACAATTTGATTATCATAAGAAATTGTAATAAAAGAAATACCAGAACTAGAAGTTTGTAGAGTAGAAGCACTACGATGATATGAAGGATTGTACAATCCAGCACCGCCAGCACCACCAAATCCGCTACCATCATTACCAGCGTTGTAGGCATATCCAGGACCAAATGAACCCGAAGTGCCACCAGGAAATCCCCCGCCAGCACCACCACCAGCTCCATTCCAAGCTCCACCAGATCCAGAATTCTGTCCAGCAGCGCCATTAGATCCGCCACTAGTGTTAATATTAGAAGATGTTAGTCCAGGAGCATCAGTATCACCACTATAACAAATACACGCTCCTCCTCCACCACCGCCAGCACCAGCTAATACAGTATTACCAATACGAATAGCAGAAGCACCGCCACCGCCGCCACCTCCACCAGCATTCCATCCACTACTACTATCCTGGGAATTATTATTACCACCACGTCCACCATTCCAATATCCACCACCACCATTAGCGCCAGAATCTCCAAAACATCTAGATCCATTGCCACCCATCGTTAAGGTGAGTGTTGAACCTACAACTCCAGTTAAAGTTCCAGATATTTTTTGTCCTCTAGCACCAGCAGCGCCACTAGTATTGACACGAGTGCTGGCAGGACCACCCTGACCACCTTTACCACCATGAATAATATATGTAACATTAGCAGCATCCGAAGGAATAGCATATGTAGTGCTAGAAGTAAACGTTTGAGTAGTTGTCATTTTAGATCTGCCTTACTTTTGTCCAATCATTATCTTGATTAATGTCAACTAATATAGGATAATCAGATTTAATCTCCACCGGAATATCTATATCATCGATTATATACATCTCGGATAAAATTTCTGTTTCTGGTGTATAGACAGGATCTTGATCTTTTAACTTTTCGTCAGTTTCATCGACAATAAAATTATCTGGTGTTTCATCAATAATAACAACAATAGGTTCTTCATCCACAAAAGAACCACCACTTCCTTCTCCACTTAATCTTACAATAATTGATCTAGGACCAAAATTATCCCATTGAGGAGAGTATGAAATAGTTCCATTTGCGGATGCATTAGTGCTACCAGTTTCTGCAGAACCCGCCGTTGTTAAAACAACAGTTTCTTTTAGTACAGATGTTCCATCATTAGGACCAGCGATATATCCAGAATTAAAAAATTCAAGTTTTAAACTTGTGTTAGCATATTTTGTTTTATATTTAACATTAAAAGAACCAGAACCATAATTAATTTGAGAAGGTACAGTGAATTCTTCAATAATTGGTGCCGAAATTACAACTATTGTTACTGATGCTTCTGGATTAAATGAAACTAAATCAGAATTTGATGTATTGTATCCTTCAGCTGTATATGTTGTTGTGACTGTAGGAGTAACAGTAGAATTACTTTCTAAATTACCGTTAGTAATATCGCCATTCGTTGGCCATCTAATAGCATCAGCATCACCATCTGTTCTCCAACTTAATATAGCATTTGGAGCTGTTGGTGTACATAGATATCTATTACTGGTGAGATAAACTTGAGGAAAAATAGTTTCAGTTAATTCGATTCTTGCTGCTATTCCATCATCACACCCACCATTAGTTCCACCTCCAGATCCTGCAGCACCAACAACTGCCGGTGCAAATGTTCCAAGAGTATAATCTGTTGTTGCTTCAAATGTTTCATAAGATATAGTACCATAAGCAACAGCAGCTCCTCCACCACCTCTGCCCGTAGCACCTGGTTTAAGACCCGTAGCTGTAACAGAAAAATCTCGAATATAACTATTACTACCATATGAGTCCCCCGAATCAATACTGGTTTGAAACCAAATATTAATCCCACTTGCCGTTTTATTGTTAGTTCCATTCAAACTATAGGGAGCTCCAGCAGTGCCACCACCAGCAGCTGTTGTTCCAGATGTAGTAATCGAGATGGTCCAACTATTATTTGCAAAAGGAGCAGTAAAAGACAGACTATAATATTTTCCAGATGCAGGTGTCAATACTTTGCCAACTGATTCTGCAGCTGGATTTTGATAATTTAGAGTAATATCAGCAGTGGAACCAGATGCACTAAAATTATGAACATTAGTCGTGTTGTTAAAAAAGTGAGTAGATGAAGAAGTATATGTATTAAATCCACTAGATCCATTTCCACCGTCTTTTTTAACAGTACCAATATATGCACCAATGCCACCAGTGGCCAGCGATCCACGATTTCCATTTGCAGAAGATACAGAAGTTCCAGCACCAGACCAAGCAAATCCTTCTGTAGCTACTCCTCCCTGTCCACCAGCATTTTTTGCAGTAACTCCTCCGCCAACACCTCCGGTTAAAGTAAATCCCAAAAAACTAGTTTCTCCGCCACTAGTTCCCGCTGTTGTAGTTAATGTAGTATTACCTTGAATATTTTCTCCTCCGCCACTAGCACCATACATCTTAAAAGATAAACTATAGATATAAGGATCTATAGTATAACCACTAGTAGAGGAAGTAGAAGTAATAGTAGATGTGCGTGGCATTTTTAAAATTTAATGATGTATTCTACAAGAATAAATGGAGTGACCAAATCATTTAGTGTTACTTGATCTGAAACATCTACATCAATTGTTGCGGCAACACTAGACATATCAATTTCTTGCTGAGGATGTGAATATGTAAAATTTGAATTATAACTGTTTGGAGTTGTAATGTTATGTTTATGCTTTGATACTGTCTCCCATTGTCTACTAAATCCAAACTGATGACCAGCTCCACTATTTGCTATTTTCTGTGCATAATCTTTACCACCAAAGAAAGATGTCGCATGATTATCACTATGATTTAAATACACAGTATTAGTAGTATTATGTGCATGTCCCTGGAAGTTATCGATATTCAATGTAGTTTCTGAAGTTTCGCGTTCTACATTATATCTTGGATTACCAAGCATATTAACAGTTCCACTTTGTGCAAGTTGCATATTTCCACTATATTGTGCTGTAATCGTATTTCCAAAATTAGATGTTACTTCAATTTGAGGACCAACTCTGTTCGTAACTACATTGGATGTACCTCCGGTATCAACAAAATCATTATTATACAAACCAGTTCCTCTACCACCAATAATAACTTTAGATCCTAAATCTGGTAATTGAAATTGCCCCAACTCATTGATACTAGGATCCGCTGCTCTAATATTAGCACCATCTCTAGCAAATCTAGTTTCTTCACCAACTCCTAAAATTTGTGCAAGATTATAATAATCCTTAGCATTTAAAATACTTCCATCACATCTAAGATATCCAGCAGGAATTTGTGCTTTAAATTGTGAAGATGTTGGACTATTACTGGATCCTAAACTAGGAGAAGAATGCACTAAAATTTGTCCTGTACACCCTCCATATCTTGCTCTCTCGTTTGTATAATTTGCCATTTTAGTATGCCCTGATGATGTATACGCAAGTTAATGTTGGTTGTGCTGTATTCATATTAATTTGTAAAGAACCAGCGTTGCTAGCATTATCAAGAGTAGCATTAGGAACGTTCAAAGAAGAATTCAATCTAGGTTGAGGTTTCAAACTATTTTGATCAAAAACGACCTGAAATGGGTCATGTACGTGTGCCTGTATAGCGTCATCCAAGAAATCAGATCCTTCATTACTCACAAACGTTCCATATGCACCCGCTGATAGTTGATCGGGATAATAATTTCTAAATCCATCAGGAATAGTAAAAACTTCACCAAAAAGACCATATGGAATCTCATCATCTTGTGAAAGAATAGGTCTACCGCTAGATGGTGTTGATGGTAATGGTTGCCATTCTCCCCATACTGCAAGCGGACTATCCGAAAGATTACCAGCTGACAAGTTAATTGGAGGATTTTCTGAGTTAATTCTACCAACCATCCTTCCAGGACTGCCTCCACCAAAACCACTATACCCTTCTGAAACAACTTCAGCTAAAGAACCGTTATCAACCAATTCCGTATCTTCTCTATACCATTCCAAACCAATTCTAACGGTATCAACACTATCACCAAAAAGGTCGAGAATATCACTAGTCTCATCATATGCTGCATAATTAACGGTCATTGTTATATTATCATATGGTATAACACCTAGACCGGGACGTTGTGATGTAGGACTTCCAATAGTTTCATATGTTCCGGGGTGTTGATGATTTCTGATATGTTGATGTCCTAGTTTTCGTCCACCAATAAAAATTGATCTTTCTCCCTGTCCAGGAACTGCTTCATTTCCACTAATTGCTCCAACGTAATCATTTCTATCATTAAGTGTAAAAACAACATCTGTAGTTACATCGTTAAAAACAGTATTAATACCATTATCTGTATTTTCGCCAATAAATGGTTCAATTAATGGTCTAGCACCAGTATCAGTATCAATAACATTTCCCGTTCCGCCAGCACCAGCTGGTGCAAAATATGATCCTTCGATATCAACTAAAGCTCTTCCACCAAGAAGATCAGGAAGTTTAAATTCTCCACTATAATTTGGAAATCCCCCTCCCAAATTTGAAGTTCCCTCATTGTAAGTATCACCAATTGCTTGTACAAGCAAAGGATAATCTCTTGCGTCTGGTTGACTTCCATCGCAAATAATCCACCCATCCGGAATTCCGGATAGAGGACCACTCCAAGGGATGATGCTGCCTATAACGGCAGCTTTCATCTGTCTAACTGATTGATAGAAACTCATCTCTTATACGTCCATTAGATACCAACCCTTAAGGGAAGTTGGAGCACCTGGTCCACCAGCAGCTGATGTAGTTCCCGCATAAACTAATCCAAACGAAGCACGAGGTGTCTGAACAACCAATTCGCCTGCATTATAATTAGCAAGTTCACTAGGCGAAATTCCAGTTAACATTGCGGTGCCAGTATTAGAGGTTTCTCCCTGAATACCGTTGCCGTTATCTGCTCTAACAACCATTGATATGTTATAAGTTAATGCCCCACCTATATCTATAATACGAACCATATCGCCCATCAAAGGATTGGGTGGAAGTTTAACAAGTGTATTTCCAGTGCAATTAATAAAGTAATTGACATTTGCATCACACTCAACTACACTGCTAGCAGTATAAACCCACTTACGACCACCAGTTTGTGAGAAGTAATCACTAATACCAGCAACAGTGACAGCACCATCATTTGCAACATCAAAAATTGTAGTTCCATTGGAGTTAACTGTTAGATCACCACCATTAACTGTTAGATCACCACCAACTATAACAGGACCACCAAATGTAGATGTTCCAGTTCCTAGAGCAGATAGAGAACCATAGGTAGTGAAGTCTCCAGAAGAGTTATTAAATATCAGTCTTGGTTCAGATAGATCTGCAACACCTGTAATATCAGTGCCATAGAACTCCAGATCTCCTGTACTATAGATGCTTCCCGTTGCTGTATCAACTTGGAAAGTAACAGCTTCAACAACACCATCTCTACCACCATTTGAAAGAGTTAAGAACTCTGTATTACCTTGAGGAGTCAACTTAAATAGTTGACTATCTCCATATGGAAGGGGACCGCCAAGCTCGCCGGGTTCAATATAATTAGGATTACCCTTGATTGCAGCAAAAGTAGATCCTCTAAGTGTGATCGTATTATTTGTGGTTAAAGATCCTTGGGTAATAGTATTACCAGTACTAGAATCAACAGTGAACTTATTAAATCCAACTCCAGCAAAAATATCACCGAAGATGTAAGTATCACCAGTTGTAGATTCAACTTTAAATACATCAGCAGCAGGATTGCCACCATCATTAACAATCAAAGATTGTGGTGATGTAGAGATCAATTCAACAATCGATACAAATTCCGAACTTGATAATCTGATATAATCAAGTAGAGAAATTGTTCCACCAAATTCAGCAACACCAATATTAACATCACCAGTAGCAGCGCCAATACCAGTTAGTGGATCATCTAGTTCGCCATTATCATCAAGATCAGAACCTGTAATATAAGAAGCATTTCCTTGCTTAGTAAACTTAGCAATAACACAACCGTCTGGGTGGTCTGTATATGTTCCAGTACCTTCAGCACCTCTACTAACAATTAATCGATATCCGTTAGGATCAGATGGATTAGCAATGTTTGCAATACCAATAATACGAAGAATTTCACTTTTTGCTTCGTCTCTCAATCCAGTAATGACATTAGCACCAGTACCGATTGAATCAGGAGATGCCGTATTTGCTCTATCAAGGAAGAGAAGATCACCAACTTGGAAATCTCCAACAACAGGTTGAGAAATTGGCAAATAATAACTCGTGCCAGCAGAATTGGTTCCATTAACTTGGAAGGTAAGGTCTCCACCACCACCGCCACCTAATTGAGCATCGGTAATAGTTAGAATTTCATTATCAGCATATCCTTCACCAGGACTCTCAATACTAAGATCAATAGTATAGTCAAATCTGACAATAATTGTAAATGTAGAACCAGATCCAGCACCAGAACTAGTTGCAGAAAGGAAAGAATATGTTCCAGGTGTTCTGTTATTAGCACCATTGTTAGTAATCGTATCAACAGAAGCAATCTGACCGCCAGCAACCAAGAATGATGTTGAACCCCATTGAGATACACCAGCGGTATCGATAACTTTTCCAGTTGTCTCATACTTATAGAAGTCAATGTTTGGATTTTCGACACCACCAATTAAGTGCGGAACTATGGTAGTTCCAAACTTACCTCTACCAACTTTAATAATACCAGCATTTAGACCACCGTCTAGTCTGATGTTACCCTCAACAATTGTAGAAGCAAGAACGTTCAGGGTGTTTCTGATGAATGTAGTACCACCAGTAGAACCTAATGTAAACGTAGTTGCGTTCGTTGCAAGGTTGACAGTGTTAGTCTGATCTCCATCGAAGAGATTAACAACTCTTGTTTGAGCGTATAGTCTAGATTCGCTAGTTCCTGCACCCCATCCAGTACCAATCTCAAGGTTTCCAGCAACACCAGTGTAGAATGTGCCAATCTTAGTATAAGATGTAGCATCTGCTTGAGTTGCCCATGCACCACCAAGTGTAATCTTACACTCAGATGTAGCATTGTTGCTTACAGTAGCAATATCAACAGTTGCATCATCAGTATTCCTGTGAATTTTAAGAGTACCAGTTTGAGTTGCCTCGCCAACTAGAATTGTCTGTCTAGTGGTAGAGTTACCAATTGCAATGCTTTGATCAACCGTTTGGTTGTTCATAAGGTTCAGAATCTGACCATCACCGGCAAAATTCAGAATCTGTGCATTAGAATTAATAAAATTGAATGCATTGTTAGTGGTAGTAATATCTCCACCATTAACTTCAATATCTGCTTGGAAGTTAGCGTCATCCGAGAATCTAGAATCACCAATAACAACGAAGTTTCTATCTAAGTTATTAATAGGATTAACAGTATCATTAACAGCAGTATTAACACCAAGTCTTCCACTGTTAGTGGTCATGACTCTTAATGTAGAAATATCACTTGGATTTGCACTATCGCCACCAACTAGGAATGCATTATCCTGGTTAGTCTCTACATGAATAATACTAGTTTCAGTTAAGTAAGATAAGATCTTCTTACCGCTAATAAAGGTATTGCCAACAACATCTAGGTTTGCTCTTGGTTCAGTTTCATTAGAAATAAATGCATTTTGTGATGCAGCGTGATCAGAACGAGCAATAGTATTAACGCCTAATTTGTAATCACCAATGTTTTCAGTCTCAGTTCTAAGTGTCTCAGCACCAATAACACCCTGTTCTTTCCAGGAAGAATTAGAGAAGTCAACACTAGGATTAGTTCCTGCAGGTGCAGAAGATAGAACACCACCTGAACCATTCCAACTTAAAGTTTCAATAGTAATATTGTCATTAACTTGGAAGTGAACATAATTGTTTGTAAGGTCAAATGCATCACCATTAGGACTGAATACTGTCCAAACATTAGTTAGTCTAGAATCGATATAATCATTAAGTCTAATTTGTGATCCAGAAGTAATACCGATAGCAGAGTTAGGAATATCAACACCCAAATTATCTTTGAATGTCAATTTAACTACATTAGTTCCATCAAACTCAATCGTAAAGATGTTGTTGTTAGGAATTTGAGTAAAGTAGTTAGAGAACACCCAACCAAGTGAACCCGTCTTACCAATTTCTTTTCCTTTGAAAAGAACATCACCTGCTTTAGCAGCAACACCACCAAAATCAACGAATTGATTGGAGATTAGTCTATTTCCATTTTGAGCAACTAAATTGCTGTTGTTTGGAGAGATGTTGGAAGGAACACCGTTAGTGATATGAGTCTTAAACTCATATCCTTGACCCTTTCCTCTTGCATTAAATCCAAATACAGCGGCTTGAATTCTATTCTTACTAATTCTAATATCACCAAGTGTTGGTGGAGCAAAGTTAGTTCTATCAAGAGACTCATCTTGCTCATCACCAGTTACAGGATCAACAGAAGATACATTAGAACGAATAATAAGTGCATCTCTAACTTCAGTTAGGTCATTATCCTGTACTGAAATAATCAAAGGAGACTGGAATACATTCTGCTGTGAACCATCACCACCAACAACTGTAATGTTCTGGTTGAACGTTACAGGAGTATCGAATGATGTAACTAGATTTCCGATATCTTCATCGTCATCGGCACTAGATTGAAGAGTTGCTCTCTCTAGGAATGTTTCTTCACCTGTAATAGCATTGATTTTTCTATTACCAATGTAAAGATCACCGTTAGAGTTTAGACCTGTGTAGAAGACGATACCACCGTCTTCTTTCTTACTTTGAGCATAGAAGTCCTCATCTGGTGATAAGACGATCTCCTGACGCGCTGGGAGACCTGTGGAGTAGTTTCCTGGACCGAATCCAAGATACTCAAACGTGTGATTACCAGCACGAGCAATAGAAGGTCTTCTAAGTTCAACATAATAACGTTGATCTGTTAGAACTGTGCTATCACCAGCAATTGGAATCTTACGATCTTCAGAACCAGAAGTTGCATTACCTACCTGTGCTTCAATTGCTTTAGCAATATAGTTATTTTCATTGAATGCAGGTTGATCAATTAAATCTTCAACTAATTCTCTAGTAACAGAATTCTTGAAGTCGTTAGTTGTTACAAGACCCTGAGTATAGTTATCAGCAGCAGAGAATGTAGGTGGTGGATCTAATAACTGAGAAGCAACATTAAGTTCTTCTGCAGTAGTACCATTTTTCTGGAACCACAACGGATCATTCTTGTAATCTAAAGGATACAAGCTACTGACTGGTTGCGAGAATTTAAACTTCTTAAAGTTTTCAGCAACACCAGCGCCAGTTGGGAATGGTGAAATATTACCACGTAAACAGGAGAGATAGTAGATGCCATCTTGCTGACCTGCAATTCTACGTTGCAATGTCTCATAACTGAAGACATAGAAAGTATCTTCAATAACACCTGCATCTTCAACACTATCAACATAGTATTCAATACCAGCATCATCCTGAATACGATCACCAGGAGTGATAGTATAAACGTTAGAACCGTTTTGCTTGTAAAAATATTGGGGATAATTTTTCGCGATTAGTGTTTTTAGAGGTAGCGATTTGCCCATATCCTGGTCTTCCAGCATATCAGCAAACGTGCTTCCCTGCTCAAATCTAGTGTTATAATACTCACTAAACTCTAGTTTACCACCACGAACATTCTTGATGATAAGATAATGCTGACCACCAACAGTGTAGTATGCATGAATGTTAGCAAGACCAGAAGAATTACCAGTCCACTGAACTTGGTTAGCAGAAACACTTGCAGTTTTATTGACTACCCATTCTCCACCCTGAGGTGCAGAAATTTTAACAGTAGTGAAGGATTCATTTCTAAGACCAGAGAAGTTAAGAGTATCAATACCATGGTCGAATAATGTAAGTTCCAAATACTTAATGTTTGGATCTAAAGTATCCTCAACATAGCGTCCAGATTGAATTGTCGCTTGAATACCAGAAGAGAACTTAGCAAACATGCGATATTCAAGACCAGAACCAGTGACTTTTTTGTATGGGTCATAGGAATCGCCAAGTGTTAAACTTTGTGCGTCATATTCTGTTTGTGTGAATCCAATAAATTCTCCCGGATTACGCTTGTTTTCAAAACGAGCACCATATACTGTTCCGGCAACAGGTTTCAGTACAACTTTTTGTGGTACTAACTTACGAGTGTCATCAGTTCTTGTCTTGATAACAAATCCGTTGATAGGATCTCTCGCGTTCTCAAGATACTTAGGAATGACATAACGTAGTTTGTATGTTCTGTCATCAGCACCGCGATCATCTTCCAAACGTGTGAACCACATATCAGTGGATCTTGGACGATCGCCATAATCAGACTGCTGAATTCTGAAGAAAATATTATCTGTAGAACTACTTTCATCAACACAACGAACGAACCACTTACCAGTTGTTACAATACCGTTAGAGAATGCAGGATCATATGCAAATGGTGCTCTACGCTTGTTAGAGAATACTTGGAAAGTTTGTGTTTGACCAGATGTAAATGTAATTGGGTTTACATTGTTAATAGCATCAGCATGAGTTTTGTGAATTGTAATTACAGAATCATTCTGATAACGTGCATAGAATTCTTTAGTTGGATCAATTCTACCAAAGTTTGAATCCTGCGAATTTTGTATTGCAACATCAGCATCAGATGCATATGTTGTAGAAACCAAAGGAATTCTACCACCATCAAGATCTCTGAAGAATACTTTCTGTGGTGTTACAGAAGCAAATGGGGTATCAAAGATGTGTGATACATCTGTTTGAATACCAGCATTAATTGAATTGGTTAACTTAGTTTTGTAGTTGTGTAGATCATATTTTTCATCAAGGATAAACTGGTAGATATCAATCTCAACATTAGCATCAATCGACTCAGATTCAGATGAGTAGATATAGATACCTGCTGCTGCATTTTCTCTTGATGTTGATAACATCAGTTTTGTTTGATCGCTACCATTAAAGAATGTAGTAGTGCTGTAATCTTCTGGTTGTGTTCTTCTACCAGGAGCAATTACATAATAAGTTTTGTTAGTCTCAAAACCATTGGGTAGTCTGACGAGACGCTTGTCAACATCAACATACTGACCTTTAGCAACATCAAAACGAGGACGTGGAACCAATCTTACTGGTGTTCCTGTTTCAAAGTTATGTGGATTGGAAGCACCAACACCAGAAGTGTTGATTGTAAATACAGTTGCTCTAGAAGCAAAAGCACTAATACTTGCTGTCTGTTCTTGCCTATCAACAGATCCAAGACCACTATTAATAATGGTGGTAATATTTCCAACCAAAGTTTCAATAGCATCTGCAGTTCCAGCACACTCTCTCTGTGTAGGAGATGTTAAAGTATCTTGAATAACAGATGGATCAGTCTTAGGAAGAGTATTTGCCCACTGACCATTAGGTAAGTCAAAGTATAAATCTACAGAACTACTTGTTTGCAGTGCAGTGATTGTACTTCCAGAATCAAGTCTAGAATTAGCAACACCAAGTTCAATTTGTGTACCACTGACAATTCTCTTGACATATGTGTTAAGAGGAATAGTGCTAGAAACTTGAGTAGATCCAGACTGAAGAAGTCCATTTACATATGCAGGGTTGACAACATCAGTGTTATCATACTCAGCAACAGTCATTCCGATTAGAATACCACGAGTATCGTTAATGTTAACGATCGCAGAACCAGCAGTTGTAGAGCAATTGAATGCAAGAACATCGAAGTTTCTCATGGCAGCAGTTGCCATCTGTCCGACATAGTTCCATGCATCGATGGTCTCTGTCTTCTCGCCGTCGATATACTCTAGTTGATTGCCAACATAGTATGCTTCACCTGCCTGAACAGAGTTGATATTACCACCGAGTCTAAGGTCAGATACAACAGCGTCAACAATATAAGATACATCACGGAAACACTTAGATACTGATGCATCAGTAGTGAATGAACCACGATTAAGAACAGGAAGTTCAGATAGACTGGATAGCACAAACGCATCATTTGCAATATCAAACAAAGTTTCAATAGTAGAACGCACGTTAGCACAATCCCACTCACCATTGTTTAGAGTTGGCAGTGTGGTTAAAGATCCTGCGCTGATAGCATCACAAACAATACTAATAAGTGTATTAACACTGGAAACAACATCAGAACAATTGCCTGCAGTGTATCCTTGGTTTACACCATTTTGAATCAGGTTTTGTGGTTGAACTGGAGCAGTTCTAGTAATACCACTAATATCACCAACACCACCATTATCTGTTCCAATTGCTTGGATAATAGTATCAAGGTTAGATTGTGTTGCACTAATAACAGATACACATGTAGGAGAATCCCAGTCAGTAGTGACAGTGCTGTCAACATACTGAACTTCCGAATTACTAGGACTACTATTGATTACCTGATTTCTAATAATAGAAGGAACAAGGTTTTTAACTTGAGTGAAGACTTCTGCCGCTTCATCACGCTCAGGATCAATAAAGGTTGCTGCAGCAATACCATAGTGAATGCAATCTGTTGCTGCAGATACAAATGTATGTGCTGATTGTGGGAGATGCTTAACAGCGTCTGTAGCAGCGGTAATAAATGTATGTGGCACACCAGCAGCAGATCCTGCATCACCAACGTTGACGGTGATCGTGGTGGCACTGACAGCAGTGATTGCAATAGACTTACCTGCCCAAGGATCTTGACCAGGACGTGGATAAGTTTTTTGCTCTACATTACCGTCTTGATCACATGTAAATGTGAATGAATTGTCAGCAAGAACAATACCCTCAGTAACACTCAACGAATGATTACCGATGGTGATTTCCATATCACCTGTCGTGGAGTTATATACTGCGTTGGTTGGAGTCCAGAACTGGTTTGCTTGAGATGCGCCAACATTGACTGTAATGGTTGATGCATCAGCTGCAGTAATCTGCATCCACTGACCAGCATAAGGATCGTCAGCACTTGGTGATGCATGTTGTGTCTGGTTGCCATCCATAGAACATGTAAAGACGACACCATTAGTATCAACTTTAATGTATCCACCCTGTGTCATATCATGACCAGGAATAGTGAATACAGATAGTCCAGTTGCTGGATCATATGATACAGTTGTAGGAGTAAAATCCTTTCTTCTCTTACTAGGACCAAAGTAAGGCATTACATTGGTAGTGTAAATCTCTGCAGAGTCATAAGTTTTAGCGTTTCCACCAAACTTAACGTCATACATGACTTCTTCTAAGATACTGTAAACATCATCTAGACAGTCTTGCTTAGTGTTTGTTGCTTGAGGAACGTATCCAGGATATGCTGCTTGCATACGAAGATATGCTTCTTCTGCAATATATTCCTTGTTCTTAAGAACAAGGTTGTATGCATCTGCATTCATATCAGATACAATTGCAGGATCACCAGTAGTATCAAGAGTGATAGTCTGGTCCCAATAGTATAGTTGGTTATTAATTGCTAGGTTGATAGCATCAGCGGCACGTTTGAAAGCAACGATACCCTCAGCTTCTTCACTAACCAAACCATTAGAAATTGGAAGACCAAATCTATTGAAGTATGCTTTGGCAGCAGCAATAGAGTAAGCATTGCCACCAAACCAAAGATCTTGCTGTACAGCATCAACAATATGTCCGATATCTCTACGGCATTTAATTTCACCAGCAGTAAGAGTCCTAACTGTTGGAGTTACATAGTTTGCATTACCAGGATCTGTAAGACTTAATATATTACCATCACCAATAACCTGAGTCGCAATGGATGTTAAAGATCCGAGAGCATTTTGAACATCACTACAAGCATTTGAATCTATATTTGAAATATCTCCGTTGCCGTCCCCATAGATAGCTTCACCTTCACTTACAGTTAAATCTTGATAACCAGATGATAGTTGGTTAGAAATAGCATCTTGCAAATAATCTCTGACAGCATTGAAACCAGCAACACTTTGAAGTTCTTCACCTTGAAGACCACCTACTACCCAATTGCCAGCATTATCAAAATACTTGGTAATAAATGCTCTAGTCCAAGCATTGCCACCAAGGAAAATATCCATTCCAATAGCATCAATAAAGAAACCTAAGTCTCTACTACACTTGGCACTGCTATTACCTGGGAATGTAAATGTTGGATACAATGTTTGAATTTGTCCGACAGCATATGCTTGTGCATCTGCTTTATTACGACGGATAAATCTGTATGCAGTCTTAAATCTAGAAGTAGCAGACTCTGCAGGATCACCAGGGAACGTAAAGAATGGAGACGTATCATAAGTAGAAATCTCTGCTAATGAGTTGTCAAGAACATAATCTTTGTTTGATTGAATCAAATTATAAGTGGTCTTATATCTCTTGGCATCTTTATTAGAAAGATCAATAGTAACACCATCTGTTGTATCACCATCTATTTCTGCTTGAGAACCTGTCTTACCATTTGTAACAGGACCACATGGGTTATTAGTTTTAAGTGATAGATCAGGTAGTGTTCCACTTGGATCATACAAATCTGCCTTGACACTTAATAAGTTTGCAATTGCTTGCTTACAAAGGTCGCGAGCTCTATTAAACGCCCAGAGAAGTTCTTCCTGTTGTCCATTATACTTAGAAAGAGATCCATCTCCAGCAAAGTATGTTTGAATTAATGTGATAGTATTGTAGTTTCCACCATCTCTAAGGTCTTCTGCAACTGCATCAACCATCTCACCGATGTCTACAGTAGAAATAGAAGCAGTGGGACTATAAGCACTTAAAGAAGCAAGAGTTTCATTAATAATTTCTTGTCTATTATTAACAATTAAATTACGAGCATCAAAGTATCTGTTTGCCTGAGGATCGCGACCAGGATTAACATAAGAAATGTTCTGTAGTCTTGGATACTTCTCTAGAATATATCCAAATACTTCCTCCTGAATCATGCGACGGTTGCTTTCAATCAGGTTAGCAGCATCAGCATAAGTGCTATTGATTGAGAATCCGGATGGATTAAGAATAGAAGGAGCAGCAATATACTTAACAAAACCTGTTGGTTCTAGAGCAGCATTAAACTCTTCTGTACCACCTGCAGTCAATGGATCTAGTTTAACATATAGTCTTTCACCAGATTTTGCACCAAGTCTATAACCACCAATTGTTACAGCAGGACGGTTAATTGGTTCGGTAATGTCTTCACTACCAAGATACAACCTAGTAAAGTTGGTTTTACTTTGAATAGTTCCTTGAATATCAATAGTGTAATATTGAGTTCTCTTAAAGTTTGCAGAACCAGTTTCAACTTGCTTAGGTGGAATGATGTCAGTAAGGAAACCACCTTTGTCTTGGTTAAAGGCGAAACCTTTGAAACCAATAGCATGAAGTGATGTATTACCAAAGTTGGAGTTTGAGTTCGTGATGGACATATCACCACCACTTTCCATTAGGAAGTGATCAGCGAAACCAACAGCGAAGATAGAAACGTTCTGGATGAATGCATCTTCTGATGCTTTAACGTGGAAGGTTCTCCAGTCATCCTTCCAATAAGAATCACCCTTAGCATGATAAGGAACAGTCGCAAACGCATCAGTTAGTGATGCTTGGTTCCAGGTGTTAGAATACTCATCATAACGGATGAATGCTCTGTCATCTTTCTGAAGCGAAACGCCCGTATATTGAGCTATGACCATGGATTTGAATCCAGTCGCCTTCAGACCGTTCGCCCAGATGCCACAAATACCCCACGTAGAGCGGATCGATACGTTAAAGACATATGGAGAGGCAGACTCTACACTATCAACTTCAGCGAGTGTCTGAGCGTTCTGACCGAGTGCTGGTGTAGTATCAACACTAACAGTTTGACCAGCAGCAATACCTGTACCAATTGCGCTAACAACTTCAGCAACTTCGTAAGTAAACTTACGTGGGTCATTTTGATCGATATCAATGATTGGGAAGATACCTTCCAAAACACTATCAATATCAGTTCCAGAGATAGCAACAAACTGACCAGCAAAGTATCCGTGGTCTACCTTAGTTGTTACTTCAATCTCAGATGTTGATGCAGGAATGCTAGGAATAGTTGTAGCATCATTAAGTGTCAGTGACTCAATAACTCTAGAGTCAGACAGAGGACCAACAATACGGTTCTCCTGAATTCTAAAGTCAAATTCACCAGGATCATCAATTGTTGGTTGATAATCAGAGAAACCTTTAGCAATCTTTCTATAGAATAGAGACAACTCTTCTGTGTCTGCGTATTCAAATACAGTTAGTTTGTGGTGTGAATAGTTAGGAGCAGTCTTCCTAGTGAAATCATTAGGATCGTAGTATACCTCACCAGTTCCGTCTACAGTATTATAAAGAGGAGACTCAGCAGTAGTCTGACCATCTTTTAAAGTAAACTGCCAGAAGTAACAACCACCTGTTACGTTAAAGATAGCAGAACGAGGAACAGTTACAGAAGCAGGATCGGGAACGTATAGAGGACGAACAACAGTACGGCGAAGGTCATAACCTACGAGAGAAGAACCTCTGGGGATGATAGCACCACCCTCAGTGTTGTTATACTTGTATAAGACGTTATCAGGATTAGAGATATCAAGAATGGAATTATCAGTCCACTCATTATTTGCTTGATCAAAACCAAATGCAGAG